GCTGCCTCTGCCATCCCCTCTCCTTTTGGGAGAAGGTACGCCACAAGTCTCTTAAACTTTGTAGCCCCCGCGCGTGAGCGAGGTGGGAGATAAAGGAGGCTGTGAAGGTAGTCTAGCACCCGCTGGACCCAACCTTGAAAATCTTCGACGGTAATAGATCCCGAACAAAGATCTTGGTATAAGCCAAGCCACGCCCAATAAAGGGCGGCTTCGAAAGGATCCTGAAACTGAGAATGATCTTTCAAGAAGACCTTAGCCATCTCAAGATTCGGGGAGCTATAAAGCTCTCGGAAGACACCGGAAGCGGGTTTATCCGCATCCCAGTGGAACTTGAGTTTACACCCAAGATGAGATAACTGGCTAGTTATCTCCTCCTCAATCCTATAAGCCCATTTCGGGGCCCGTGTTTTCCAACGAGGCAGATCGGCAAAACCGAACTGCATCATTGAATTAGCACGAAGGAGTGTAGAATACTCGTCAACGCTAGGAGGATTATACCTACCCAACGCAAATAAGTGCAGCTTTTGCACCTTTTGACTGAGCACCGATGTCTCGTGTTCTAAAACACCGAACTGTTCACACAGTTCCAAGACATTTCGGACTGTAGCTTCACGGAATTGACCAGGCCGAATAGCCCAATCTCGGGTTATGAAGGCTCCTGCAAACTCAGCGACTTTATCAGACTGGTGTGATTTATTCCAAGAAATTGGAATACCAGCAGATTGAACAAGCTGAGCGTACACTTCCGCTATTGGGCGGTGATATATCACTACATCATCCCCCAATACGTTAAATGACTCCCAGGGATTAAACCCTAAGTCAGAAGCTATCCCGGCAAGCAATAGGTTATGAGTCAATGAAAACATTGACATGCTAAAACGCACGCCAAGTGGTTGACCCACTACCCAGGAAATAAACCTGGATCTCCTATCGAGCTCACGACCAACCTTCCACGACCCTCGGCTAACAGCATGGATTGCTCCAAGCCAAGCGTCGGGTAGCCCCAACATGCGGGCCATCTCGATTTGAACATCGAGTGGGAAACGGCATGTAGCTGTAGACAAATCTAAGGAGAACACAAAGCCCTCCCTCAACTTTGCCTGTGCCTTTAGTGCACCTCGGAGTTGATCCCAAGTGCAGTTCATTGGGAGCAGCCGTAAGTAATCAGAGAACCAGTCATGGACTGGGCTGAGAACGCATTGGACTGCTGTGTAGGGGGACGCGTACATTCTAAGTTTCGCGCCGCCTTCCTGGGCTGCATGGATTTCTCCAAGCAGTCTTGGCTTTGGCTCCACCTTACCCAAAATCGCATTACACGACTCAGGTCGTAGTGGGTAGAATACCCGCTGCCATGAAGGAAGGTTAGTGAGCTCCGGCCAGGCCGCCAGGACACCAAAACTTTCAAGAATTGGTGGAGAACTTGTGTTCTCAACGGGGCCCGAGACCGACATTACTCGAGAAAATTGACGACCCAATAAAATGGGTTCAGATGAAGGTGGCTCACTGGGCTTTAGGCCCAGACGAGATATCCCGAGGCTAACTAGCCTGGTCATCTCACGGACTGAAGACCATTCCCCTTGGAAAGGTTTCAGAACTCCGCCAATCACCTTATCTAGCTGCTTTTGTGTTGCAGCCGTCAATCTAATGACCCGTGCGAATTTCGCAACTCGGACAAGGATCTGGGAATCCAGACCTTTAACTTCCCACATAAAAGTGGGCCAGTTATGCCGAGTGTGGACCCAAGCGGGTTTTGCTCCTGTTCCGTAAAGGGACCAGAGCATACAATCACCCACGGACTTGAGATACCTCGCGGTATTCTCAGCCCCTTGAGACCTGATTTGTCGTGCAACCTTACCAGCAATTATTGATGCCGCATTGAGCGGAACACCAACACGCTGGAGGCGCCTGCGTAAATCACGCTGTTGCATACTGATCATCCTAATGAGACGTATGGACAGTGCCGCTGTCTCGGATAAAGGTACCGAACACAAGGTCCGGCTCTCCGCTCTCCCACGAGGAGAGGGC